TCAAATCGCAATCAAATCTTTCCATGTGGCAGGTCCGCAGATCCCGTCCACTTCCAGAACTTCTTTTCTGGATTCCTGGTATGCTTTCAGGGCGTAGATGGTGTTTGTGTCGGCACTCCATGTGAGTTTCAATGCTTTGCCGTTTTTGCCTTTGAAGCCTCTGGCTCTCAGGATCTCCTGGAGTAATAATACGGATGTGTTTTTATCTCCTGCTTTTACTGTGTTTGGTGTGAACATATAAGCTCCTTTCGTAGTGGATGTATTGGTTGATGCGTTTCCGGATGCGCCTATCATATATGCAGTTGTCTTTTCTACAAATTTCGGCCAGAGTCCTTCGTCAAGGATTCTGCGCGGACAATGTTTCCTGGATGCATCGTAATGGCGTTTCAGGCGGTCTGTAGACCATCCATACTGTTTCAGAAGTAATGCTGTCAGCTGCTCTGCCTTATCTACTGCTGTGTAATAATCTGTTTCCGGGTTCACACAGATTTCAATATTGATGGAGTTTCGGTTGGTGATGCCGTATTTTCCCTGGCCATCGCCGACAGCCCAGGCACCATCACTGTGATCGAGGGTCTGATAAATGTCGTTTGAATCTACATAATAATGAACTGTTCCGGCAAGGTTTCCATTTTTCATAGCCTGTGCATGGCATTTTGCATTTGCTCCCTTGCTCCAGTTATCGGTTTCATGGATCACAACATAAGCCGGCTTATTCTGGCCGATATAACAGTTTTTCTTACTGATCATTTTAATAATATCCATATCGTTTCCTTTCTGATCTGTTTCATTGATCTGAATTGATAATATGCTGTTCAGGATCTGAATGATCTTCTGCCCGTAATCTTTGTCAGCAGCCCAGCCGTAATGATGAGGGTTCTCCTGGATTCCCAGCCATTCTACATAAGGGGCTGTTTCTCTTGTCACATATGTAAAACGTGGGTCAACGCAGGTCTGTAACAGCCTCTGATCACAAGCATATGCTTTCAGGTGCTGAATCTGAGCTCGAATGCCAAGTTGTGGAGACTCCCAGGAATTGCCCTTCATTCCTGTCTGGGTAACTCCGATTCCAGCAAAGTTGTTCTGGCTAAGTGTCACCGCAGATCCAGTGAAAGTGAAGTTGCCGGTTTCCAAGCAGCTCTGAGCAAATGCAATGTCTCCGCGAACACCCTCTGCGGCTCCTTCTGTGATATATAACGGAATCATCTTAATGACTGAATTGGGTACCTGTGGATTAACCTTTTTAATGTACGACTGCATCTGTGCTACGGTAGCTGTAGCCTGTCCCATAATTTTTAACATTTCGTTTCCTCCATTATAAAAGGGATGATTGCTCATCCCTGTAATTACTCTTCCTTATTAAGCTGTTTCACAATCTGATTTACATATGTAGATAGTCCTGCAACCAGAATTCCCTGCGTGATCGTCGTAAAAATCGCCATCACAATATCCTGTGGTGTGCTACATGTGCTTGTAGCAAATACATACATTGCACAGATAAGGATACTGATTCCGCCAAGGATAAGCGGAATATACTTATCCTTTATCGCCTGTGCCTGTTTTAATGCCATGCCTACAAAATACAAGGCAATAGCTACTACAATAAGTTCTGGTTTTACGTAATTTGTAATCTGTTCCATAATCAAGCTCCTTTCTTTTCCAGATCTTCTATTCTATGATTTGCGACCTTGATTTGTTCCTCATGTACACTCATTTTTTCTTCCAGAGCGTATGTTCTCTTGATGAGGTTATTGTGTTCATTCACTCTTTTGGTCAGCTCTTCCAGCTTGTACTCCATGAGAGTGCGTGTTTTTTCCTGCTGTGCACTATTGCTGATTACGCACACAACCAGTGTTACAGCTGCACTGATGCAGGCTGATATGATTGTTTCCATTTCTTTTCTTCTTTTCCTTTCTCCGGCAATTGCGCCGGCGCAATTAAACTCCTATCACATATCGGAGCACATAACGGCTGTTTGTCGTTTTCACGCCGCTGTTTGTCGTTGTGGCGTCCGTGACGTTCGAGCTGACACCCGTAATACTGGAATCTCTGATATATAAGCACTTAACTCCCATGTATCCCAATGTCTGGCTGGCCATCAAAAATATGTGCCTGTTCCCAGAATGCCTGTTTACCCATGACTTAGGGATAAAATGCGAAGAAAATTCATAATTCTGTGCCGTTCCGTCCGCTTGTGCGGAAAACACGACTACAATACCATTCGTTTGCTCACTAACAGCCTCACTCAAAGTGATCGTCTGATCTGCAGCCATTGCATTCGGTCCTGTCCAAAGAATCTTCTGATCATTGATGCCAAGCCTGCTTTTCAGGAAAGAAATGAAATTCGAAAAAGTGAGCTTTTTCAATTTCTTATCCGAATTTGTAAGAACAGAAACAAGATCCTCATCTGTGAGAGCCGTAACTTCTGCTAAATCTGTTATTGCTTCTATTTTTATAGAATCCGCCATATTATCATTTCACTCCTTTTTTTCTTCTAATAGCTTTTTAATCTCTGTAATCTCGTTTTCTAAAATATCGATTTTCTGTTTCTGGAATTTCAGCATGGCAAACATAGCAGGAATCATGATTCGCTCATTCCAGTTTTCAGCTTTGCCATCTTCAAGATGATCTACTGCAAGTGGAAAATATTCTTCCACATCTTCTGCAACGAACATTGGAAACTCAATACCGTTTCTGGAGTCATTTTTCATAAGATATCCGTCTTTGTATTTCGCCCATACCGGTTGGATATTGTACCAGGGATCAATATCTTTTTCTGAGATGTCCTGTCCGATTTCTTTGTAGCGCTTAGATGATGAAGAACTTTGAAAAACTCCATTGTTGTATAATCTCAGGTAATTCCCTGACGTAAGGGTTGAGATATTATAGAGCTGAAAGTTATCTGTGCCATCCGAAAAATCATCACTCCCAGTACGAATAGTGAGCCCGCCATCAATAATAACTCCATTGCCATATGCGCGTATCGGAACACCATTTATGGTTATTCTGTCGTTTTTTGAATTCAGTACAATTTTTCCATTTGCTGACTTTAACGTGCCGTTTGCCTTATCGATTATCCATCCGCCGATATCCCCGGATGTAGCACTAAGTATTCCGGTGAATGTACCTTTTTCGAAATTGACGCCTGTATTGTCTATATAGCCAACCTGATTTCCAGATGCATCTAAAATTATTAACTTTCCATTGCCATTCCCGACTCCACCTAATGCAAGCGTTCCACCTTTCGCATAAGTGAAAGATATGTATATCTGATCTCCCTCTTTATAGATGCCCTTGATCATTCCCTTATTGGTTAAAAGATCGAAGATTTCTTCGTGGGTCAAAGCATCTACATCTACGACAACAGCAACGCTTTCCATATCCATTAGTGTAGTTGTTCCACCTGCTGCATAGAGCCTGCAACGGATGTTAGTAACATCGCGAGGAATACCAATCATGCTTAGATATTAAGTTTACAAATAACTGACGGAGTTCTTCTGATTCAATACAATACTTGGAATTTTCAAGAGCTTGAGCAGTTGTTTGAATATTAGGCTCAATAAGATTTTCTTCAGGAATAGATGAAATTGCTTGTGATAATTCTTGGCTATAAAGTTCCAGATCATGAGCATATTTCATGCGACGTTTATCCGCGGCTTGAGTGATCCCGCCGAAAACCAAATACCATACATCAGAAAATGTTTGACCTATTCCTTGAGTTGGTTTGTCGGTGAGGTTTTTAACAGCATTATCAATGGAATCTGGAAGATCAGGCAGATTAATAAAGGAAGAATTTTTATCAGACATAGTTTATACCTTCTTTCTTATGTATTAGGTATGATATTGAGCAGGCACGTGGAAAACTCTGGGAATATGAAGAAAAAGCGAAAGCATTAGAAAATGCAGGAAAGGCTACACATCAAATACCTACAGAAGAATACTCAAAGATACAGAACAAAATTTCTGATGTAAATAAAGAACTTGGAAAGTATCAGGAAAAAGAAGAAAAATTCACACAAAAGGAACAGACATCATCCAGGGTTTAAAAGATGGATTCGAAGATAAATGGGATGGTTTTGCTGGCACCCTGTCGAATCTTCCGGAGAAAATTAAAAATGCGGTACCAAACTTGTTTTCCGTAGGTGCAAATATCATTCAAAACTTTGCGGACGGATTTTCAAGCATCCACATTCCAATGCCGCACATATCTACGAACTGGAACAGACATCAAGTTGGCCCATTGTCGTTTAGTACACCGTCTTTCAATCTGCAGTGGTATGCAAGAGGCGGTTTTCCGGAAGCTGGACAGCTGTTCGTAGCAAATGAAGCCGGTCCAGAGATGGTCGGTAAAATGGGAAACAGGAATGTGGTAGCCAATAATAATCAGATCGTTGATGGCATCAGAAATGGTGTATTTGAAGCTGTACTTGATGCACTCAATGCAAGCGGAATCCTTGACAGGGATGACTCTGAAAAAGAAGTTGTCCTTGAATTTACACTGAAAGCCGACAGCGAAACACTGTACAAGGTGGTTCGTAAGGGCAAAAAGAAATATGATTACCGTTTTGCGGTAACTGAGACAATTTGAGGGGGTGTCACATAGCATGGATAACATTGTGATCAAAGTGGGCGGTGTGACACTGCCTAAGGAAGTTTCTAAATTTAAATGGAAAAAGTCAGATGTATCTGCAAAAAATGCAGGAAGAACACAGGATGTTAAGATGCACAAGAACAGGGTTGCGAAAAAACGCACCCTGGGTCTTGGCTGGGTAAACCTGACAAAGGAACAGATACACCGGATTCTTGTTGCATTTGACCCGGAATATGTAATGGTAACTTACTGGGACCCGTTAGAGGGACAGGACGTAACAAAAGAATTTTACACAGGTGATATGGAAGCAAACGTGAAATGGTGGGCGAAAGGCCATGAACGTTATTCCACACTTGATTTTGATGTGATTGAGAGGTGATAAAAATGGTTAATGTTTCAGACGCATTCAAGGCGGCATTGGAAAATGATAACAGAAATTTTTCAGGATCCTGCACAATCACATTAACATCTGGCGAATCAATACCCGTTGATAATAGCCAGTTATGGGATAATGGTTTCGTGATTGATGATGCAACATCTAATACAGGCGGTTTTGATGTAGGCTCGGCAATAGCTCAGAAGTTCACGTTGCGGCTGAACAACATGTATGATGATTTTTCTGAGTATGATTTTACAGGCGCGGAAATTTCAGATGTGAAGGTATCATTATTACTGGAATCTGGAAAAACAGAATCAGTGCCAAAAGGAATATATACAGTCAATGAGACGAGCTATGACGGAGATATTATCACACTAGAGTGTCTTGATAATATGCATAAATTTGATGTAAGTTACGAAAAAAGTAATCTTGCATATCCTGCTACACTTTTTCAGATCGTGCAGGACGCATGCGGATGTTGCGGTGTGGTTTTGGCGACAGACTCGTTGCAGTTTGAGTATTATGACTATGTAATTTCGGAAAAACCTGACGATAGCACTATAACATTTCGCGACATTCTGACATGGGTTGGCCAGATTTCGGGACATTTTTGGAAGTGCAACAGCAAGGGGCAACTGACAGCTGGCTGGTACAATATGACTGACTTATCAGTGGACACAAATATTCATACGCTGCAAACAAATACTGTTACAGATGTAAGTGCTGATACGGATGATGTTGTGATCACATGCGTAAGGGTTATCACTGAGGACGAAAATTCTAATCAGGTAACATACCAGTCTGGATCAGATGGATATACGATTATTATTGACAGCAACAAGCTCGTCACAAATGATAATGCTGCTGATATTGCATCAATGATTGGCGAGCGCGTTGTTGGAATGAGATTTAGACAAATGACCGTCAGCTCATTACAGGATCCTACAATCGAAGCAGGGGACGGGGCAATAGTATATGACCGCAAATCAAAGTCATATAAGACCTTTTTCACGAATGTTGTATTTTCTATTGATGCAGACAATCAAATGTCAAACGATGCAGAATCAGCATTGCGTAACAGTGCTGAAAGATTTTCAGAAGCAACGAAAATTTATCGAGATCTGATAAAGCGTGTAAATAGGAACAAAACGGAATGGGAAAAAGCCTATGACGAATTGAAAAAAGGGATGGAAGGCAAGAATGGTCTATTCCCCGTAATGCAGAAACAGGAAGATGGCAGTACAGTGTTGAACTTTTGTGATACACCGACTCTTGACAAAGCGACTGTTGTGGTGCGCTTGAGTGCAAATGGCTGGGGAATGTCCACGGACGGTAGCAAAACCTGGAATGTTGGAGCACTGGTAGACGGCACTACGATCACAAAGATTTTAAACGCGATTGGCATCAATGCGGATTGGATCGACACGGGTGCGATCACAATAAAAGATCCTCAAGGCAATGTTATCTTTCAGGCAGATATGGACACTAAAAGAGTGACAATGAGCGGCGAATCGGTGCAGATCGGAAAGTCGTCATTAAATGAAAAGATGGCTTCTTTGGAAAATGATGTTGCATTATCGCGAAATATGACTATGACGCTGACGAACGACTTTCAAACGATCACCACAAACGCAGACGGAAGTATACCGCCGGGAACGTTTCCTGATGTCAGCACACAGGCTATCGTTATGTACGGATCACAGGATATCACGAAAGAGTGTTCCTTTACGATCACGAAGTCTGACGCAGTATCCGGAAACTGGGACGAAGCTACAGCGACGTACACTGTCACGGGGATTACAGAAGACAGCGCATGGGTGGATATAAAAGCAACGTATCTCAGCGCGCTGTCCGTCACAAAGCGCTTCGGCATATCAAAAATAAAGGCAGAAAGCGGAAGAACATACTTTATCGAGCCGTCCTGCAATGTCTTGAAGCGTTCAGCAGATAACACTATGTCACCTAACTTTATCGAATTTAAAGCATATTATCGTGATGGTACAAGCACTACAAGGACCGCTTACAACGGAAGGTTTGTAATTGAAGAGACGAAAGATGGCAATACCTGGACAACGTTGTATACCAGTTCTGCAGATGAAAATACAGTAAAACACTACTTGTATTCCGTTCCTGTTGACGGCAGTTCGCAGGCAATCTCAGACGGTACAAATCTATGAACAATAACTATACTTCAAACGTTCATCCATCATTTGCTGAAATTATTAAGCAGATGAGTCCAATAGACGCTAAAATTTTAAAAACGCTTCATCCAGATCGTATTTTTCCATTGGTCAATTACGTCCTTGAAAACAGGCAAACTTTAGGTTCTGAAATTAAACTTTCTACAGTTTATATATCCTGTCTTCCAGATATAGATTTAAAAACGGCTTCTTTTGCTATTTCTTCATTAGAAAGATTGGGGATAATTGCGATTGATACAGACTCATTTTGTACTGATGAATCCGTTTATATTCCCTACGAAAAAACAGCCTTCTATAAAAATTTTTCTTCAGAAGCAATCCGTTTGTACGCTTCTAAAAGAGCTTCCATTCAGAAATATCTCGGATATTTCACTCCTTTAGGTAAGAATTTTTTTGAAGTTTGTGTAAAATAGCTAATGCATCCTCATTACTTTTAGTTGTCATTTCACACATTTCTTTAACATAGCCATCTACTTTCTTAAAATAGTAGGTGGCTACTATTTTACTTGTAATTGCTGATGCAAGTACGGATGCTACAATTATCAGCACTTTCTCTCACCTCCTACGCTGATTCTTTCTGATCATCCATTGTCCATTTTTCAATTGGAATTCCAGTTGTGTGAGCAATTTTCAAAAGTGTATGTATTGTAGGTTTAGAATTATCATTTTTCCATCTCCCTACAGTCCCATTTCCTATCCCACACTTCTTTTCAAATTCCGCAATTGAAATATTATTGTTTCTACAATAATCAGATACTTTTTTATAAAACAAGCCAAAAACTCCTTTCTAAATTTGTTTATGATTTAGAAAAAAGTCTATTGACATATATTAGAGATTATTCTAAAATGTAGGTGTCAGCAAACATTGAGATTATCCTTTTTTGTTATATGTTTTAGACTTAATTCTAAATCATATCTTCATTATAAGGAGCTATCTCTCATTTGTCAAGCTTAATTTTAGACTTTTTTCTAAATTATGGGAGGTGCCATGGACAGCGTTGAATTAGTTAAACAGATTTGCAAAGATCGAAAAATTCCAATATCAAGACTCGAAAAGGATTGCGGATTTGCAAATGGATATATAAGAAAATTGAAAGAAGGAAAATTTCCATCTGATAGGCTTCTAGTAATAGCCGACTACTTAAATCTTTCAACAGAATATTTATTGACTGGAAACGGCAATTCAGAACCTGGGCTTACAGTTAAAGATAATCGTGATATCGCAAAAGATTTAGATAATATCATGGAAAAACTTACCTCTGGAGAAAATGGTCCTGCCAGTTATAATGGTGAGGAGCTTAGTCCAGAAGCAGCAGAACTTTTCAGAGATGAACTGGAAATTGCTCTGAAACGATTAAAGATTATCAACAAGGATAAATACACACCAAAGAAATATAAAAAGTAGGTGAGATACTTGAGTCGTGATATTAAGAAGATTGTTTCTTACTACAAAAGAAAAACAGGAACTACAGACCCTTTTGAGATTGCCGATCAGCTTGGTATCCTGTACCAAGTATGTAATCTGCAATTCGAAGGATGCTATATGTTCCTGAAAAATCACCGCTACATATTTATTAATGAGAATCTTCCAGAGCATGAACAGCGTCTGGTTATGGCTCATGAACTTGGACATGCTATTTTGCACCGGAAAGAAAATTGTTATTTCATCAGAAATAAAACACTTTTACTAAATTCCAAAAAAGAAATTGAAGCAAATAAATTTGCTATGGAGCTATTGTTGCCAGATTCTCTTTTGGAAGAATATAAAGAATTTACCATTGAGCAAATAGCGAGAATAACCGGATATCATCAGAAATTAATAGAATTAAAAATGCATAATTGAGGAGGATTATTTATTGTCTACAGATTTTTCAAAAGAAGATGTTATACAAAATAAAAAACAAGCTATAAAAAAATTGAACTTGATGTTAGAAGGCTTTATTAACGATCCTACCGGTCAACATTTAAAAAAAGCTAATTTGCTTTCTTACTGGCTTAAAGATTATGTCAAAATGCTTAGCTTCGAAGAAACTTTTGATCCCAAAAGAAATATTTCTTATAAACGCGGCGACATTGTTAAGTTAAATTTTGGTTTCAATATCGGAAGTGAATATGGTGGATTGCATTATGCCATTGTTATAAACAATAAAAATCCACATAGTTCTTCGGTAGTTACTGTCATACCTTTGACTTCTCAAAAAAATAATAGTTCTGTACATCCAAATGATGTAGAACTTGGAAACGAACTATATCGAAATCTAAAATTAAAATACGATACTATCACTCAACAAATTCAATCTGAAGAAGAAGAAATTGAGAAAATGCTTAGTTTGTTCGATACATTAATGAAAGCTGTTGATGTAAATCTTTCTGTACCTGATGATTCTCCAGAATCTTCTGATGCAACAAAAGCTGCAAGGAAATATCTAGAAATTGCTAAAGATTTAAAAGCTGACTGGGAAAAGAAATCAGTGCAAAACAAGTCAAAAACCATGCAGCTAAATAAGATAAAGGCTGAAATTGATCAAATGAAGCCTGGTAGTATCGCATTGGTAGATCAAATTACAACTATTAGCAAGATAAGAATTTATGATCCCCGAAACGCATATGGTGTATTATCAGGAATTCGATTATCACCTGAATCACTTGATAAAATAAATGATAAAATAAAAGAATTATTTGTTTTTTAGTATTTTTTCTTGACTGTGGGAATAATCTTTTATATAATATAAATACTGTTAGAGAATTGTATCTCTTACAACAGCGCCTTTAGGGCATAAAAGAAGACAGATTTATATTATGTTAAGGTCTCGCAGCAATGCGGGACCTTTTACGTTATAGAAAGGAGTTACCACTATGCCATTACCCAGACAACATATTTATACAATAGATGATATTTATAATCTTCCAGAAGGCGAACGCGCAGAGCTGATTGATGGACAGATCTATATGATGTCTACGCCGTCCAGAATTCATCAAAAGCTGGTATCTGAATTTACGCAGATAATTGGGCAATATATTAAATCCCATCATGGTTCCTGTGAAGTCTATCCTGCTCCATTCGCAGTTTTTATCAAAGAGGATGATAAAAGTTATGTGGAACCAGATGTCAGTGTAATCTGTGATAAGAATAAGCTTTCAGACCGGGGATGTGAAGGTGCGCCGGATTTCATTATTGAAATTGTATCTCCTTCCAGCCGTCGGATGGATTATTACCGGAAATGTGCTTTATATGCTGAAGCAGGAGTCCGTGAATACTGGATAGTGGATCCAGAGAAGCAGCGTACCATGGTGTACCATTATGAAGATGATGCTGCGCCCATGATCGTACCATTCGATCAGGAACTGACTGTTGGAATTTACGGTGATCTTGTTATTAATATTTCGCAATTTCTTTAAAACAAAACCGTCCCTGCGCCAACAGGAACGGTTTGCGCCCTGACCGGACACCAGTCAGGACTTTACTATAACATCTCCGGAGATGCTACAGCTTAGAGCAAAGATATTGTATCATCTTCGGAGCAGTTACACAAGCCGAACGTTTGTGTGGCTGTTATTTTTATACCCAAAATTAAATAAGGAAGGTGATATCATGGGAGAATTACGTACAAGAAAGCGTGGAAAGGGATGGGAATACAGCTTCGAAAGTGCCAGAATAGATGGAAAGAGGAAGTCTATCTCTAAAGGAGGCTTTAAAACCAAAGCAGAAGCTCTTGCTGCCGGTACGCAGGCAAAGGCAGAATATGATAATGCAGGTGTTGTGTTTAAGCCATCTGAAATGTCGCTGTCTGATTATCTGGATTTCTGGCTTAAAGGGCATATTAAAAATAACTACACTGATAATACCTATGATGCTTATGAATCAGCTATTCGGTTACATATAAAGCCTGCCTTGGGCAATTACAGACTGGCTTCCCTTACTCCTGCTGCCATCCAGCAATGGATTGACAGTCTGAAAACTGAGAAGCATCTCTCTGAGCAGAGCATTGCCAATTATCGTGGAATTTTGTCCGGCTCATTAAAATATGCAATCTATCCCTGCCAGTACCTGAAAACTAATCCCTGTACTTTTACCAGGCTGCCTTCTGTTCCTGTTTCGCAAAAGAAAAAGCAACATACAGAGCACATCTGCAGTCTCAAGGAATGGAACGATATTGCCGATCACTTTAATGGCAGTTACTATTATCTGCCGCTTATGATCTGCTATCATACCGGTATGCGTATTGGTGAATGTTTCGGACTTGACTTAAAACATGATATTGATTTTGACAGACATACGATATCAATCAATCGACAGTTGCAGCAAAATCTGGATGGTGAATGGGTTTACAAGAATCCCAAATATGACTCTATCCGTACTCTAAAAATAGGCGCTACACTGGAATCCTTATTGAAATCTGAAATCAGTGTCATGGAAATGAATCGGTTACGATATGGAGAATACTATACGAAAACCTATGTGGATCCGGAGAATCATCTGCATTGGCTACAGGCTGATCAGAAAGTACCTGACGAATATTCCGAAATATGGCCTATTGTAAAAGAAAATGGAGAAATGTTGACAAATAACCATATGAAGTATTGTACAAGAGTAATCAAGAAAAAACTTGGATATGAAGACTTCCATCCTCACAGTATCCGGCATACACACGGAACTATTCTTGCTGAGAATGGAGTGCCTATAAAGACCATCATGGAGCGGCTTGGCCATAAAAATATCAAGACAACTATTGAGCGTTATATCACGAATACTGATAAAATGCAGGATCAGGCAGTTGCTCTTTTTGAAGCTGCCATTAAATAA